ATAAACATCACCGCCTACCATTCTCGCTGTTTTTGCCTCGAATGGGATACTTTCCACAATCCCACCTATTTTCTGCTTTAGCGCATCCATCCCTTCTGGGGTATGGTATTGAGCAGGGTCTAGCTTATTCCAATCACCTATCTCTTTTTGCATAGATGATAGTGCTTCTGCTGCTTGTGGGTTCTTTACTTGCGATCCGTACATTACCTTATCTTTTGCATCAGCTAAGGATTTATTGATGCCAGTAAAATCAATTACCTCTTTATTTCCTCGAACAGACTGCATATTCTTGTTGTATTCAGCAGACTTCATTTTTTGCATAACTGACAAATCAGCTTTAGCCGCATCCAGAACATCAGTCATAGGCACATTACCACGCATATTGCCGGAAAACTCAGCAGCTTTAGAACCTCCGGCTCTTCCAGCTCCATAAGCCTGTTTAATCGCTTCAGAACCCGCTCCAGTGGTGTTTCCAAGTAAAGCCGCAGCAGTAGAGCCTACACCTCGTGTAATCGCTCCAGCGCCCCTTGCCACGTTAGCCAATGGGTCTACTGCTGATGCAGAACGCTTTAAGCCTTCAGCTAGTCTCGACATACCCGGTACTCGTGCAGCGACTGCGCCACCGCCAGTGAGAACAGAGGCAGCATCAGCAGCAACACCTGCTGGGTCTGTAGCTAGAGCTTCTTTAAAGCCCGGCATACTGCCGTATCTCTCTTTGTAGAATTGACCTACTCTGGAGGCCATCTCTTGCGATGGTTTATCTGCACCGATTGCGTTTACAAGTGATTCTGGCAAAGCGTTCTGTATTGCACCAGCGCCTAAGTCAACAAGGCTTCTTGCTGTTTTAACAGGACTCATAACAGCTTCAGCTACACCGCCAATTAGCTTACCTGTTGATGGGATAAGATTCTGTACAGCACTTCCAGCAACGCCACCCCATGATCGCTCTGGTTTTGGCTGTGCATTACCACCGTCTATATTGGTAATAGCCTTACCATGTTCTTGCGTAGCACGTTGATGCACCTGATCTGGTGTTACGTTGTCAGGTACACCAGCATATTGGTGCGATGTGCCATCATCAAAGGTAATCGTTATATTTCTTGGCATAATTATTTATTCCAGTTAGATACCGTTGCGCCCGTTGCACCTTGACCGACTGGAGTAGGGGCTGGTGTAGCTGCTTTGGGCATTCCGAACATCTTCTCAATATTATTCAATGCTGCATGGTTAGATTCTATATCAACGCCAGTGTCTGTAGCAGTCGTTAGCCATAAATTCAGTTCTGCATTGGAATTTATTTGCGTTGCGCTCATTCCAGTAGCTTTCATAATTTGCTGCAATAACAATGGGCGCGTCATTTTGATTTCATTTCTTATAGATTGCGCTTTAGTTCCTGCTAAATTACTTACAGCTTGCCCCGTTCCACTTGACGCAATGCCTGCCGACAAGTTATCCATAAGTGAATTTTGAGGGTTCGTTATTGCTTTTGAAACATCGAGCTTGTTATATCCAGTTCGCAATTGATCCACAATTGAACTTACATTCTCCCTACCCGTTTCCTGTGCTGAATTTGCCTTAATTGTCTTTGCATCTGCTGGGCCACCTCTTATTGATTCCAAATCTCCACTAGGAGTAAATCTATAACCAGCAGGCGCAGTAGGTTGCTTGTTTCTTGCATCTTCCCTAGCAGCTTTGCGATCATCAGCCCTAATCTTTATATCTTCCTGTCTCTCTTTCACTCTTGTTGCTTCAGTTGCCACTCTCTCAGCAGTCCTAGCCTCATCCTGCGCCATAGCATTTTGACGTTCGATTTGCATACGTCCAATATTTGCTGCATCTGGGTTGCCGCTTCCAATGGCACTCAATGCGTGAGCGTACATCTGTCCGGGGGATTTTGGAGTAGAGATGGTTGCTGGTGTACCGTAATCTCCCGGGCCGCCAGAAGGCCCTGCACTAAGTGTTGGCTCATACCCTTGCAGATGGGCAGCAACCTCTGCCTTGCGCCGTTCCTGTTCAGCAGCCATCTTCTGTTCAGCAGCAGCCTTCTCACTAGCATACGACTTGTCCATCTGATTCTGCTGATAGCCAGCTAGTAAAGCAGCAGTTAGCTTTGCAACGCCTTGCATTGGGTGTATGTCAGCCTCAATACCTTTATAACTAGCACGTTCAATTGGTGCAGCAGCCTGATCCTGTAGCATTCTGGCGTACTGATTACGCCGATACATATCGGCAACATCTTGTGAATTGAAGTTAATGAATTGGTTATCTGCCATGACTATCTCCTAAACGCACTCATAAACTTGCCACCTAATTGAGACGCTCCTCTACCGAATGCAGAAGCACCCTCCTGCAATTGATTGCCTAATCTTTTAGTAGCACCAAACATTCCACGCTGCGCTTCAAGTGGTGCGCTTGGATTCCATCCCATCTCAGAGCCACCACCGGGAGCATTGTAGCTTTTCATAATTTGCCCAGCCTGTTGCTGCTGTGGCGTTTGCGGTTCACGCATGAGCATACCGTTTCTTACTTGCTGATCGAATGCGTTAGAAAATGATCCGCCTTCTTGATCCGCGCCATATCGTCTAAGCCTATCTGCTAGAGATTGACGTTTCTGCTGTTGAGTTCCAACAGCCTGAGGTTGTTGCATCTCACCCGGTTGCTGAATCTGGAAATTTACGATTCTGTTTGCCATAACTACCTCATTAGCTCAACGATTGGAATGATTGTACCCTTTAATTTGCTCATGTTTAACGCATACTTATCATATAGTTCTGGATGGTTAACTTTAGTCCATTCAACCCTATCTGCTGAGTCCTTCATAAAGCCTGTGCAGTCGTAACAGTCAAGACTTGTATGGTTTAAGCTAAAGTGTTCGGGCAGTTGACCGCGTTGCGTTGCCACAAAATCTAATACCTGTTTGCTAGTCCACTTCTCTATAGGCTGTATGTACTCAATGCCGTCTACAACTACTCCATGCCTAGACTCGCTCTTAAACGAGTCATCATTACGCTGCCCTTTAATTAGCTGAGTAATGCCTCTTTCTTTTACTGCGTTCAGTAGTGGGAATGCTATATTCTCAGTGCAGCAGTTTAAGTAACTTTGAATCAGAACATCTTTCTTACCAGATACACTGATTGCATCTAAGGTATTAGCAATTGGCACGATGTCGCTAGGTATGCCATTAGCGTCAATCTGAGCTTGTTGATCTACATTAATCTCAATGAATTCAACAGCTTCCGCCCTAATCTCTTCTACAAGAGCCATCGTCTCAGGATATGTTTTTCCAGTGTTAACAAAGAAAACAATAGGGTTCTTAGCTTTGTACAAATACCAGCAAGCTAGAGAATCTTTACCGCCTGAGAAAGCTAGTCCTAGCATTACATCATAGCAGCGCCACCTAATGAGCCACCAAGACTCATTAAGCCGCTTGTAAGGTTATTTTTAGCTTGCTGTCTGATGCCGTACTGATCCATCTGACCTTGAAACGTATCTTGTACGCCTTGATAGATTGGAGCAGCAGCAATATTAGCGCCTTGATAGCCTTGAAACTGCGGCATCTGTATCTGTGATCCACTCATTAAGCCCGTGATCTGATTCAATGGCTGGTTACGCAGTGCAAGTTGCTGATCTAAACTCTGTTGCTGTGCTGTATTGCCAAACTGAGCCATACCTAGTTGCTGATTGTAGTTTTGTGCAATAGCAGCGTTTTGAGCAGTCTGTGCAGCTAATTGGTTTTGATAGTCTTGCTGGAGCGCCGTATTGCCCATGCCAGCATTCTGCAAAGCAGCGTTAAACTGTGATTGCTGCGCTTCATTACCAAATTGAGCCATACCTAACTGCTGGTTGTAGTTTTGAGCAATGGCTGCATTCTGAGCAGTTTGCCCGGCTATTTGGTTTTGATAATTCTGTTGAAGCGCAGCGTTTCCTAATCCAGCATTCTGCAATCCAGCATTAAATTGAGCTAGTTGAGCTTCATTACCAAACTGACCTTGTGCCTGTGCCTGTCCAAAACCTTGCTGATTCATCATTGCATCAAGATTAATACCTTGTGCAGCGGCCTGTAGCTCTAAGTCATTCCTGTTCTGACCCATAGTACGCATTTCATTGTTGTAAGCCTCGCCACCAGTGACTAGACCTTGATTTGCAAGACGCTGCCTTGTTGCATTCTCATTCTGTGTTAACTGAGGCTGTAGCCTAGACATAATTGCTTGCTGGCCTGTCATACCAGCGTTTACAGGCATTGCTGCTATTCCTGACGTATCAATACCTTGCCGTAGATTAGGGCCAGTAACATACCCTTGTGCATTGCCTGCGGTAAATGCTGATTGATTGACAGGAATAGGTGTATCTATACCTTGCTGAAAAGTAGGGCCAGCTACAGACCTCTGCGCGTTTCCAGCATTGTATGCAGCTTGATTAACTGGTGAAATTGACTCTGCTATGCTTGTATCAATGCCCGGCAGGTTGGGGTTAAACGGCGTGCCTAGTATGGTTTTAGCTTGTCCAACACCTTGCTGACCTAGTTCTGCAAGTGATCTCTCTACACCTTGTTGTGCGTTTAAGGTAGCTTGAGCGTCTGGTGTTAGACTCTGACGAACAGTAGGTATATCACCCTCGTAGCTAATAGTCTGACTGCCTAATGGCCCGTAGATGTTAGGATTGCCTAACTTTGCCGAAGCTCTAGCAGCATCTACGTTAGCCGCACCTTGTGCTACGGCAGCGCCAGCATAGTCTGGTACTGGCGGTGGAGATGATTGCTTACCCATACTTGCCTCCTAAAAATTTACATTTATCTTTCAACAGCGTAAAAAATATCATATCACCGTTACTTCTCTTTATTCTAGCCTCTTCAGTGAAGCCCATATTCTTTACTAGCTTAATGCTTTTATCGTTCTCTTCAGTGATCGGCACTACTATCTTCTCTACGTTACATACTATAAACGGATAGTTAAATATCGCAGCTATGAATGTCTTATTCATTCGCCCTGCTACTGCAATATGACAGGTAATGGTGGTGTCCATAAAGCTCTCATAGATCACCCCTGCAACTATCTGTCCTTCTCGTTCCAGCCCTATGGCTGATGAATTGCAATGATACGATCCTGTGGTCTGTTCTGCTACCCATACACCAACAGAATCGCCTTGTACTATATGCCAGCCCATCCAGTTTGATAAACTACGTCAGTTGCCGCCCATTCAAGTTGCAAGGTCTGAGATGCGCTTTTAAGGTGTATACCGCCGCAATACCCAATCCCCGTAATCCCTTGAAAGTTATTAGTAATCATTAGTCCTTGTCCCCATGCTGACGCATCCCATGTGCCTATGTCCCACAACCCATACGAGCTAGGAGAGTAAGACAGTGCTGCTGTAGGATCAGATATATCGTAGTCAATGTTCATTGAGACTAGGATAGAAGGCAGTCCGTCCGTAAATATAGAAGGTCTAGCTCTAGTAAAGTATTTCTTTACACCACGTTGCTCAAAGTAGTTAAACGCTTGCAGCACGTTAGTATTAATGTCTGTTGCATTGTCTGCATAGGTTGTGTCCCAAGCCCTGCCTACAACGCCATTGCCGCCGAAGTATGGATTATCTCCGAACGATTCCCAGCAGTTGGCTTCCCAGCCTTGAAACTTGCACCAAGATTTGGTAATCGTATTCATCACATACTGCTCTTGATTGTTGCCCTCATCTACAGGCACGTTGACCCATACAGCGTTATTCTTGGCTGAGTAATGTATCTGCCAGCCAAAGTGGTCTGCATAGAGCGTTGTGGCGGTTGTAATCGCTCCCTGTATCTTGTTACTCAGCGCAACGCGCGGATCGAGCCTAGAGCTTTGTAGTGATGCTGCGAGAGGCATTAATCCATCGTATGTAAGGATTAGAATGTCACCGCCGTACTTCATGAAGCAGCGATCACCAATTGGTGCGCCTAGCTTCCATACGCCAATCAATGCCCAAGTAGCAGAACTAGCTGGGTCTGTGCCTGAGTACACGATGACCTCGCCATTGCTGGTTATAAATACTAGGTTGTCATCAACCCCATATCCAGCGTCAATCGTCCATGTAGCCACATCTGTAATGTGACCGCCAAACTTAGCAATAGAGCTTAGATCGAGAGTTTGTGCTGCTCCACCGACTGCATTAGTTGGCAAGTACCAAGCCTTTAATGAGTTCTTTTGCGTAAACCATACCCTGTTCTTGAACAGAGTTATATTATCTAGTGTTGTACTTGTAACGCCTGTTATAGCGATAGGCGATACAGCAGTAATAGAGGCCCATGTAGTGCCATCAAATAGCAATGGAGCGTCTACACCATTGACTAGATATAGATAGCTACCGCCGCCAGTCGTGACATTGATGAATTCCCATCGAGCGTTTGTTAAGCCTACCTTTACAGGCGCGCCTACTGCACCAGCAGAAGTAACGTCATATATCTGTGTTCCGGCAATTGCGTACAGCTCCTCACCCGTGCCAGTTGAGTAGTTCATCAAAGTCTCAACCTGACCAGTTATGCCTGTGGCGTGGTTAGAGTACCCGCCGCGTAGAACTACGTTTGAATAGGATGGAAAGAAGTTAATTAACTCGACAGCATCGGTAGGTTCCATGTTCGCAATAGAATCACGAGCATTCCAGCCACCTACTGGAGCAGGTACA